AACGAACCAGGTAGAAGTTATGAGTAGGATTTGGTGGAATCTAAAACCATACTATATTAATCTTGAGGAGGAATTTGACATGGTAGATTTAAATGCATTACATGTTGAACTTTCCAATTTGGGACTAAGTGCAGAGACTCTTGAGAACCTGAATCAGACGAGATTCAAGCAGTTACATCATCCTGTCGGGAAGATTTGCTTGTATAATCTGAAGAAGAGGGTGGATATCGCATTGGCTCAAGCTGGAATGCCAGAGAGGGTAAGTGAGAACAAGTTCAGAAGTGTGTACAAACCTGAGATGCTCGTCGAACCCTTAGTGAAGTTTTGTAGTGAGAAGAACTTCCAACCACGAAACAAGCAAGCGTTGAAGGACGCTGTTAAAGCCGTGGAAAAGAAGCTCATTAAAGGCAGAGCTAAGAGAATAGCATTGAAGGAGGCCTGTGACCTGCTACTTCAGGACAAAGGTGATCACTTTGCAGGATTGCCAACGCTCGGTAAGAAGGAAGATGATACGGATGCGTTGAAACGTGCTGAACAATGTTGGGGAGGAAAATGCCCACCACCACCTATTATAGGTCATCGTGGAAAGAATACCGAAGTAGTTCGAGCTGTTTGGATGTTCCCATTCGAATGGCATATTGTCGAGGCTAGCTTTTATTATCCTTTGTACAACATTATCTACGGAACTCAGAGTATATACCCAGTGGGACCGGTCTTTAACAAGAGGTATCTTGCGAGGAAGTATTGTGAAAACGGCATTTACAATACGAAATTCTCAATAGACTATTCTAGCTTTGATGCTAGTTTAGGAACTCAAATGATCGGAATAGCGTTTAGCATTTTGTCTAAAGGTCTAGATCTTGATGGGAGGGAACAGAAAGTTTGGGAGCGAGTACAGACGTACTTCGCAACATCACCTTTCCTAGCACCAGATGGTAGGGTGTATAAGGGCAGGAGAGGTGGTGTTCCCTCAGGCTCAATGTTTACACAGCTGATAGACAGCGTATGCAATGCAGTTGCTATCGAGTATGCGTTGAGACTTGAAGACATTAAACACTATCGCTACATGGTTTATGGAGATGATTCATGGACAATCCTTCAGTCCAGAGAAGAACCTCAGACCCTTTTGGAAAGAATTCGGAATCACGTTGGTTCGCTTGGGTTGAGGATGAATGTAGATAAAACGGCATACGCAGTGCCGTCTGAGGCTATTGTTTTCTGCGGTCATTATGACATAAAGCGCGGTCGACCTTTGCAAGAGAGTATTGACAAACTGTGTTATCCCGAGAGACCCTCAAAGGATTTCACGACGCAGCGTGG